GTGGGTCTTCGGCGATGCGCAGGTCTCCGGCGATGCGCGGGTCTCCGGCGATGCGGACTACGCCGTCGTTGCAGGCTTTGGTCGCTACTTCCGCACGACCACATTTTTCCGCTGCAAGGATAAAATTCTCCGCGTACAGTGTGGTTGCTTTTATGGTGATTTGGCGCAGTTCCGTGAGATCGTCAAGAAAACTCACGGAGATAGCAAATACGCCAAAGAATACCTTGCGATTGCCGACTTGATGGAGCTGCATTTTTCTGATGAGTGTGGAGGTGAACAATGAACAACATGCAGATTTTCAAGTACGAAAACAACGATGTGCGCACGGTAGAGATGAACGGCGAACCGTGGTTTGTGTTGAAAGATGTGTGCGGGGTACTGGGGCTTTCTAATCACAAGGTGACAGCACAGCGGCTTGATAGAGATGAGGTAAGCCAGACTTACCTCACCGATTCCATTGGCCGTAAGCAGGAAACCACAGTCATCAACGAATCTGGCCTGTACAGCGTCATCCTGCGCAGTGACAAACCAGAAGCTAAACCGTTCCGCAAATGGGTCACGAGTGAAGTTTTACCCAGCATCCGCAAGAACGGCGGTTACATCGCCGGGCAGGAACAGATGACCCCGGAAGAATTGATGGCGAAAGCCCTGCTGGTTGCCAACAAAACGCTGGCTGAACGCGATGCCAGAATTTCGGAACTTACGGTTCAGAACACTATCATGTTGCCGAAAGCGGAATATTTTGACGAGCTGGTAAATCGCAATACACTCACCAATTTCCGCGAGACCGCAAAAGAGCTTGGAATCAGCGAAAAGGCTTTTATCCGCTTCCTTCTTGACAAGAAGTACATTTTCCGCAACCAGCGCGGCAAGCTCATGCCGTATGCAGACCGCAGTGATGGCTTGTTTGAAGTCAAGGAATGTTACAACGAAAAGACCAACTGGAGCGGCATCCAAACCTTAGTAACCCCTAAAGGCCGCGAAACCTTCCGGCTGCTGTGTTTGAAAGCTTTGTGAAAGGAGAGAAACATATGAACGATAAAAGCGTAACCAGTTTTGGGAATACCACTGTTACCCAGACCATACATGAGATTGACCTGAAAGTCGGCCCCGGCATCAAGATTCCGCCGGAAGTTACGTTCAAGGACGTAAAAAACGAAACTGTCCTTGGTGACCCGAACAACATGCACATCACAACCGGCCACTTCAATTTGGCCGATTTGAAGAAAAGGAGCGAAACGCATGAGTAAGGAAGATGTGGCGTTGCTCTTATCCGTTCTGGCCCTTGCAATCAGCATTATGGGGGCCGTGAGGTTTTGAAAGGAGGGGAGCATATGCCCCGTGAAAAGCCCCATTACCAAGAAACCCTCGTTGGCATCCGCGCCCGCGCTGCTGAACTTTACCCCGGCCAACTGTTGTTTGGCCCCACAAAGGTTGCTAAGCTTCTTGGCAAATCTCGTGGCTGGGTATGGCAGCATTACGGTAGCTTCCGTGATTTAACCGTTGAACAAATTGCAAGCCTTATCTGCTGATTTCCGACATACAAGCGTTGGAAAGGCGGAAACAACAAGAAAGGACACTAACATGACTGCAAACAAAAAGAGCCGCCCGGTGTACTGCAATACACTGAACGGCAAAAAACGTGAAATTTTCCGGTTTCACAAGTCAATTTTAGCCCATATTGTTCCGGTTTGCAAGTGCTTTGCAAACTTTACCCTGCTGGGTTGTGCAATCGGCACCATTTGCGCCGCTGCTGGCCTTGCAGAGGGCGGCGGGGTCGCATCTTTGGCGGGGCTTATTGCCTGCCTGCTGGGCGGATGGGCCGCTATTACGCTGCGGGAGGTGCTTGCGTGAACCCTTTTGAGATTGAGATGGCATTTGAATACAATGACCCGCAAAAATACCAGGTGTTTTTTGAAACTGTCCAAATCGCAATCCTGGACACGAAGAACAGCGAACGATGGAAATACGACCAGATTTGCGCCGCCTACCGCGCTGCAATGAGCGGTATGGCAAAGCGACTGGATGAATCGGAGAAAGCAAACAATGATCGAGCTTGATTTTCCAGGCTGCGGCGCGGCTGACGAATACGGCCACCCCATTATGTGCGAGGATTGCATTTGGGGCGAAACGTGCATTGATAGCACGGTAAGGGAGGATAACGATGGAACTGAAGAACTATAGCATTGAAGCCACAGGAAGCCTTTACTGCTCGGAAAACTTTGCAACCATCTGTGTTGATTGGCAAACCTATGGCATTGAAAAACTAATCTACGAGATGATGAAAAGCCTGAAAAAGGAAGAAAATCTCGGCATTGAAACGTGCGGAACACTGAATATCACGTTCACCAGAAAGGCTGAAAAGTTGACTATGAACGGGACTGTGAAAAGGGAGGAAAAGGCATGAGCACCCCAAATCTGGAAGGAGAATCTATCTGATGTTTAATGAGAAGAAAACGGAGTATTCTACTAAATCTCGGCAGGATATTCCCGTTATGCAGACCCCCAAATATATTGCAAGCCGTGATAAAGCGTTAAAGGCGATTGCAGATCGCCCATACCTTAAAGAATCTGATTTTTGGATTCTCATGAACGAAACCAAATCCGGGAAGATGGCGTACACAGGCCTGATTATCAACCACAATGCTTGTCTTAAAATCAACGACAATATGCCGGAGAAGGACAAATTCAACCCTGAGTGCGTGTCTGTTGACAAGTCAGGATACGGCAATTCGCTTGTGTACACCTACATAAATAAAGCACAAGGCATTTATGAGGTTGGTGAAGCGTCATCAACGAATTGCAAGAATGCTTATCCTTACGCGATGGCTTATAAGCGGCTGTTTGATCGCACTGTCCTTAAAATCTGCAAGCTAGCGTTTGATGGCATTTACTCCGACAGTGAAGCGGATGAATTTAAGGAACGGTACGAAGAAGAGCCACAGCAAGTTACAGCTACACCGGAAGTTACTCTGAAAGCTGTAAAGGACTTGGCTCTGACCGCGCTAAAAGGCTACGCCCAACGCACAGGCAAAGACAACAAGGCCGTCAACGAGGAAGCGCGAACCTTCATCGGCAAAGCCTATAAGGACTTCACCGCCGATGACTGGCGCGGCGTTGCAAAGGAGTTTGAGCGCAGAAAATGAGCCATACAATCAACATCGTGGATGCTACCTTGATGGGTGAGATTTTGATGCTTCGTCTTAAAAGTAAGCCAGACATGGAGGAAGCGCAGAACTTTGCGAACGAAGTCAAATCCGGCCCTAGCAAGCTGTTTGCAGGTGTTTTTGGCGAGGTACGGAAAAAGCGCAGCCTGACTTCTAACGCTTATGCGTGGACGCTCATGAACCAGCTTTCCGAAAAGCTGAAAAAGCCTGCTGTTGAGATTTATCGCGACCTTGTGCGGGATGTTGCAGGTGCAAGCGATATCGTCACCATCAAGCAGGAAGCAATAGAAACCTTTAAGCGCGGATGGGAAAGTCAGGGGCAGGGCTGGCAGGTTGTTTTGCTGGACACCATGCCTACACCAAACGGCACGTTCTGCACGCTGCAATGCTGGTATGGTTCCAGCGTATACGACAGCAAGCAGATGCACCGCCTGTTGGAACTGATTGTGCAGGAGTGCCAGCAGCAGGGAATCCCCACAATGACACCGGACGAAATTGCAAAGCTGAAAGGACTGACCGGCGAATGAAAAACGAATTCGGCGTTGTGCTTGATTCCAACGGCTATGCACCGTCCATCATGCCAAACCGGAAAGACACGTTCGGCCACCCACAGTGTTACTGCTGCATGAACGGCCATGATCTGGTACGGCATGAAGTGCTTTACGGCAAGAACCGGGCAAAAAGCAAAGCTCTTGGCCTGTGGATTCTGGTTTGCCCGGATTGTCACAGGTGGATTCACGGCGAAAAACAGCGCTGGCCTAAAATGGATGGGCTGGATGCCATGATGCGGCTTGAACTTAAAAAGACCGCACAGCGCATGGCGATGATGGATTACAGTTGGACAAAGGAAGAGTTTGCCCGGCGGTTTGGAAAGAATTATTTGGAGGATTAAAGACATGTTGAATGTAGTTGCTCTTATGGGAAGACTAGTTGCTGACCCTCAGCTGCGCCAGACTACAACAGGTAAAAATGTTGCATCGTTCCGCGTTGCGGTAGACTGGGGACGTAAGGATGCCAACGGCCAGAATCAGGCAGATTTCTTCGACATTGTGGCATGGGACAAGAGCGCAGAATTTGTCTGCCGCTATTTCCAGAAAGGCAGTTTGATCGCCGTTGAGGGCCGTTTGCAGAGCCGGAACTATCAGGACAAGAGCGGAAACAACAGGAGCGCCGTAGAGGTGGTTGTAAGCAACGTTTCATTCGCGGGCAATAAAGAACCCGCCCAAAGTCAGAACGTGGCTAATAGGGCCGTTTCTGCGCCTGTGGCGGCAAACAATGAGTACGAGCCGATTGAAGATGACGGTGATCTCCCTTTTAATTTTTGAGCGAAAGGCAGGTGATGAAATTGGGTTTTGTACATGGGACGCAGTGGACGGACGATATGGTACAAACACAGGAGTTTTGAAAAATGGCAAACGAAGGGTACATCAAGCTGTACCGCCGCATGATGAAATGGGGGTGGTACACAGACACTCCAACAAAATGTGTGTTCCTACATCTGCTATTTGTTGCTAGTTATGAGGGCTACTATTACAAAGGGGTTTATCTTGAGCCAGGACAAACAGTAGCGTCAATACGTCAAATTGCCACCGACACCGGTTTGACAGTGAAGCAAGTTAGAACTGCTATAAATCACTTAAAAAGGACACAAGAAGTGGCACAGTCCACAAACGGTAAAATTAGCGTATTTACAATAAATAACTACGCTCAATATCAAGGTGAGGGCACAGACAAGGGCACAGAAAGGGCACAGAAAGGGCACAGTGAGGGCACATTCTCTAATATAAAGAAAGTAAAGAAGGTAAAGAATACCCCCCTTACCCCCCAAGGGGATGATGTGGTTATTCCTCGATTTGACACTTTCTGGTCAGCCTATCCCAGGAAAGCAGGCAAGGCAGATGCACGCAAGAAATTTGAAAAGCTTGTTACTGACGAATCCACCTTGTCCACTATCCTGAAAAGCCTTGAATACCTTAAGACCACAGAGCAGTGGCAGAAAGATAGCGGCAAGTATATTCCGTATCCTGCTACCTGGCTGAATCAAAAACGCTGGGAAGACGAAACAGCGCAGCCGCCTGCTGAACCCCGCAAGTCTGAAGACCTGATTCCCATCTATGACCGGGAATATACACGTGAGGAACTGATTAACGGAGTTGTTCCAAAGCTCATTGGGTGGAAGGAGGCAGGCAAATGAATACAGCTGTTGCGGAAAAAGCCGTTATTGGCATCATGCTGATAGAACCTGACCGGCAAAGCGAAGCGTTCAAAAGCCTGACAGCGCAGATGTTCAGCATCAAAGACCTGGGTGATATCTTCCTGCTTTGCAAGGAGCTTGATCGCAGAGGGGAACGGGCGGATGCAGTATCGGTAATATCCCGCTGCAAAGAAAACATCAAGGCGATTGCTTACGAATGCGCCCAGACAGTTCCATCGGTAAGCGGATTTAACACCTACATCAACTGTGTCCTGGATGGATACCGGAAGCGGCTGATGATTGCCAAGATGGGCGAACTTGTGGCATCGGATGCAGACGCGGATGAAATGTTCGGCGCGGTTGCCGCCATGATGGAAAAGCAGCAGCACATCATGGAGCACCAGCGCCAGCGCAGCGCAAGGGACTTTGCTGATGGCATAGAGGACTTCATGCAATGGCTGAAAAAACCGAATGACAACATCCAAACGGGTTTTGGAACGCTGGATAAACTGACCGGCGGACTTGTACGAAGCGGTGTAACAGTGATTGCTGCTCGGCCCGGCAAAGGCAAATCTACACTGGCCCTGCAAATGGCGGCGCAGATATCGCAAACCTGCCTGACGCTGTACCAGTCAATGGAAATGAGCCGGGAACAGCTTTACACAGCAATCTTTTCCCGATGGGAACAGATTGACAGCATCCGCATCACAAATCATGCGCTGACCGAAGAGGAAGAAAGCAAGATTGCAGAGGATGCAGAAATCCTGAAAAGGCGGTACAAGCTGATTCTGGATGATTCCAGCCTGACCAGCCTTGCAGACGTTGAACTGACCATCAAGGAGCGAAAACCGGAAGTGGTTGTCATTGACCATCTGGGACTTGTGGCACCACCGAACGCCAAAGAAAAGCGCAATGACGAATTAGCGGCCCTTACACGGGGATTAAAGCAGCTGGCAATGAAATATCATATCTGCATCATTGAGCTTGTACAGGCCGCGAGAGCCGCCGACACGGGACTTATCAAGATGTCCGACATGTTCGGCTCCGCCACCATTGAACACGATGCAGACATGATTCTTGCCATTAACCCGGAACACTACACCAAATTGCGAGAACAGCGGGAAGAAGACCCGCCAAGCGAAAGCGATACCGTGATTGAGATCGTCAAGAACAGGCACGGCGCTTGCGGACAGCTTGATTTTGCGTGGGTGAAGCCGTTCCATCTATTTTGTGAGGTGACAAACATTGACTAACCGTGAATTGTACATGCAGCTTGCACAGACTTGCACAGAAAAAACGATTGAACTTGACCTGGAAATGGAAAAATACGGCGATAAGCTGATGAAGTGCGCTTATGACGCAGCACAATGGAAGCTGAAAGCAGCGGAATTCCGGGCAAAGGCACGGGAGGAAGGCATGTGATCTACAAGTACATTATCCCGCTGCCGCCGGTCACGAAAAAGAACTCACAACGAACCCTTCAAAATTCTCGCCTGCCGGATATATGGTACAGCGAGAAGTACTACGCGAAAGTAAAGGAGATAGCACCGTGAGCAAAGAAGATTGGGGCCTTGTGACCCTGCCGACAAGCGGCGACCCGGAGAAGATTGCCATCGGGCGGCTGAAAGCGGCAAGCGACATGGCGTTGAAGTATTATGGCACGCCGCTTGTGGTAACGACCAGCGGAGGCAAGGACAGCAGCGTATGCGTAGAGCTTGCACTGAGGGGGGGCATTCCGTTCGAGGTACAGCACAACCACACAACTGCGGATGCACCGGAGACAGTGCGGTTTGTACGACGGGAATTTGCCAGACTTGAAAATTTGGGTGTGAAATGCACCATCAACTACCCTGTTTATAAGGGCAAGCGCACAAGCATGTGGGACTTAATCCCGCAAAAGCTGATACCGCCGACACGAATTATGCGGTACTGCTGCGCTGTGCTGAAAGAACAGGGCGGAAACGGGCGTTTCATCACGACTGGCGTGCGGTGGGCGGAAAGCAGTCGAAGAAAGCGCGACAGAGGCGTTTTTGAAACGTACACCCGGAACAAAGAGAACAAAATCGTTTTGAAAGGCGAAGAACAGAAGTCGAGCGAAATCTTTGAAGGGTGCAAGGTGGCCGCAAAACGCGTAGTAAACCCCATTGTGGACTGGACGGACAATCAAGTATGGAGCTTTTTGCAGGATGCAAAGGTGCCTGTCAATCCGTTGTATGAATGTGGGTTCAGCCGCGTTGGCTGTATCGGCTGCCCAATGGCGGCGAACAAAAAACGGTATGCAGAGTTCCGACGCTGGCCTGCTTACGAGAAGCTCTACATACAAGCATTTGACATGATGCTTTATGAGCGCAGAGCGCGCGGAAAGCTGGACGGAAACTGGATGATATGCGGTACAGGGAAAGATGTGTTCCGTTGGTGGATGGAAGAAGATGTACTGCCAGGACAGATGAGCGTGGAGGACTTTACATGATCCAAAAATATATTATCTCCCTGCCCCCTATTACCAAGAAGAACTCCCAGCAAATTCTTACCAACCATCGTACCGGCAAGCCGTTCATAGCCCCTAGCAGCGCCTATAAGCGCTATGAAGAGCAAGCCATATACTTTCTTACCCCAAAGCCAAAAACCCCGCTGGCGGGGCGCTATTGCGTTACTGCGGTGTTCTACATGCCAACCCGCCGCAGCGTGGACTTAACGAACCTACTCGAAGCCGCCCATGACACGCTGGTAGCCGCAAAAATCCTTGCAGACGATAACAACACCATCATTGCCAGCGTGGACGGCTCCCGTGTGCTCTACGACAAAGAAAATCCAAGAACGGAAATTATTATACAGGAGTTGAATGAACCATGAAAACCATTCAAAATATGCCTCCTAAAATTCTTATCGCCTGCGAAGAATCCCAGACGGTATGCAAGGCATTCCGGGAAAGAGGATTTGAAGCATATAGCTGCGATATTCAAGAGCCGTCCGGCGGACACCCGGAATGGCACATCTTGGGCGATGCCCTTAAAGCTATTGAGGGGGGCAAGTCGTAACAATGGACGGCAAAACGCACGATATTGGAAAATGGGATTTGCTTATTGCGCATCCACCGTGTACTTACTTGAGTAACGCAGGAGCAAGGCACCTCTGGAAAAACCATGAGCTTCAAGAAGACCGTGTTATAAAGGGCATTCTTGGCAGGGATTTGTTCATGCGATTTTGGTGGGCTGACATTCCTAAAATTTGCGTAGAAAATCCGATACCAAGTAAAGTTTTTGCTCTACCACAATATACGCAGGCTATTCAGCCGTTTCAGTTTGGGCACCCTTACACGAAAAAAACGTGCCTTTGGCTAAAAAATCTTGCCCCTTTAACCCCAACAAGCGTTGTTGAGCCAACTGCAACTTGGTGCCCATCTGGCTCATATAGCCATGTACATAAAGCAGAGCACAAAGGGATGTTTACGACTGATAGAGCTAAAAATAGAGCCAAGACGTTCCCCGGAGTAGCCGCCGCAATGGCCGAACAATGGGGAAATTACATCAGGAACGGAGAATAAAAAATGACCGGAACACTATCCGCCCCATGCGAGCACTGCCCGGAACGCCACACGCTATGCCATAGCACTTGTGGAAAGTATCTGGCATACCGCACCAAGATGGATAACATCAGCAAGCAGCGCATGCAGGCGCAGGCATTGAACGAAGCGGATGTGCTCAGGGGAGACAAAATCCGGCGGGATGTGAGGAATCACGGCCTGCCGGGCCACAGGATGAGATAAACATGAAAGCCAAAATACAGCTCCCGGTCTGCTACAAGAAAGAAGCGGAAGCTTATATTGCAAAGCTTGAGGCTGAATCAATCGCAAGGGTGCATGAGGAAGTGATGAAGGAGCGGCAGGATATTGCACTGCGATCACTGTATTTATGCCTGCTGGCCTGCTATCAGGTTGGACTGAAGCCGTCAACTCTGGTTAAAATCCAGAATGCCATGAGCGGCCCTGTCACGGAAAAGTATTCCAGCTACCGCGTTGACCAGCTAGCCGACACATGGGCGCAGGTTACGCTGCAAAACATCGGGGTTGATGTAGCTGAAACGGGGGAGCAATTATGAGCTTTGAAGCACCTGAAAATATGTATAAATGTTGCAGCACTTGCCGATGGAATGAACCGTTCAACGGTGTGTGCTACAACGCCGACAGCCCGCATTGCGCCGACTTTTGGGATGGCGGATGCGAAGAATGGGAAGGAGGGCCGAATGAATGACTTTGTTCAAGAAGCTGGCCGGTAAAGCATCCGCGCTGCTGAATAAACGCTGATTGGTAAGGAGTAAGACTATGGACGCAGTTAAATTTTTCCATACGATGAACAGGTTATGTAAAAATCAAGGATGCGAGGAATGTCCTGTTTTTAAAGAGGGCATGTGCATGGTCATGCGCATTGGTAGTTTCGGCGATGATTCGGCTAAAAGCATTGAAGAAACGATTTCAAAAGTTGAGCAATGGGCAAAAGACAACCCCGTCAAGACCCGCCAGAGCGAGTTTTTGAAAATGTTCCATAATGCCGAACTTTGTCGAGATGTTATAAATATACTGCCATGCAGCATCGAAAAAGAAATGTGTAAATGCTGCGGCGATAGGGAGTGCGAAGAGTGTCGCAAAGACTACTGGCTTTCGGAGGTAACCGACAATGACTAACATCATAACCCTGCGCCCCGGCGAGCACTTCATGTTCAAAAATTTCGAATGGGTCTGCCTTGACCCACACCACCCTGACGGCGGCGTGCTGGCTATTATGGCAAAGCCGTGGGCAGAAGATGTAAAGTTCTCTCCAGATGATAAATTTGCCGATGAGAAAGGCAACTGGAATAACTACCGCACCAGCAATGTACGTGGGATTCTATCTGATATGGCGAACGCTGTTTTCGACAGAAAAAGTCTGCTGTCACATACTGTTGACCTTGTTGCAGACAACGGCGACCGCGCCTATGGTGCTGTGGCAGACCTCGTTTTTATCCTGACCTGTGACGAGTACCGCAAGTACCGTGACTACATCCCGCACTACGACAATTGGATTTTGACTGCAACACCATGGTATTGCGGTTACGAGGATTCCGACACGGGATGCGGCGCGGCAGTGGTTCGCTCTGTGGATATTGGTGAGCGGTTTGGCTGCGTTGGTGCGTGTATCAACGGCGCTGTCGCCCCGGCTTGTATTCTCAATCCGAAATTTCTTAATCTGCGCCAGAACATGGCCTATGTAGAGGAGGTATCAGAATGAGCACAACAATAGGCTGCCCGATTCCGGACGCAAGCCAGCCGAAAGAACCGGTGCGGTTGATTGAAGCAAACAGCATATTACGTTTAATAGACACAAACGGTAGCGCCTATGACGGTATCGAATATCAGGCATATAAGGCTGGTGCCGAATATGTTCGCAGTCTGATAGAGGACGCGCCAACCATCGACCCCGAATCCCTGCGACTTACGGCAAAATGGATTGAAGCACCGGATGAAGGTGCAGACGGAAGCTGGGAAGCTTGCTCTCGCTGTGCAAAGGAATCCAGATGGGCAGCATCAAAGTACAAATATTGCCCCCACTGTGGAGCAAGGATGGTGAACGAAGATGAATGACCCGGTAAAAATCATTGATAAAGCATGTATGAGTTACATAATCGACCACCAAAAGGAGAAAAAAGGATTGTATTTATCTTTGGAAAATTGTGAAGGTGGAGCTGTCGTGGTAGCTTGCGACAATAGCACGGGCTTTGCATATATCGAAGAATTTGACAGCGTGAAAGCTGCTATCAAGTGGTTGCGGAGGGAAGAATGAACCAAACATTTTTTGACCCAGTAAACAGCAAGTGTATTTCTTTTGACGGCGTGCCGAAGATTTCAGATTTTGGTGATGAAAACGATTTGATTCGGCGCGGTGATGCGCTGAAAGCAATTAGGAAAGCATGTATCAGTGCGCATTTACCGTTCAATTCCGCCACGCCGGAAGGACAGCGAGTAATGGATGCTCTATATGCGGTATGGAAAGTGAAAAAAGAGGGAAAGACGCATGACAGTATTTGACGCAAACTGCATCTACACAATCAAATGCCTTGCTCTGATCTTCGTTGCAGCACCGGGAGCGATGCTTATCGGCGCATTGCTGATCTACCTGTTTGCACTGTGCTGCAAACAGATTTCAGGGCTTTGGAGGGAGCAAAAATGAACATTTTCCTTTCAATTATTGGCGCCGCGATTGTCACAATTTTGATTGCGGGAGCCTATTCCATCGGCGTATCTGTCGGCAGAGCTGCGGAGGGGTATGAAGATGATGACCGGGAACCGGTAATTTACATGGATCACACGCACGGGGGTGAATAAATGGTTAAGATTTGCACTGAATGCAAAAAGGAATTTGAGGGAAGCGCAAAAACCAGGCTTTGCCCGGAATGCAAAGAAAAGCATCGGAAAGCGGCTGATGCGCTCCAACGTGAAAAGCACCGCAATCAATCTTTGGTCAAATGCGAATGGTGCGGGCGGCTTTTTACCAGAAAAAAGAACGAAAAGAAGTGTGAAGCATGCCGAAAAGAAGGAAGATATGGCAGCCCACAGATGGTGGCACACAGCAAAAGAAAACCGCCCAAAGTGAGCATCAACGGCGTTCTAAAAATTGCCGATAAAGACGGCACGACTTACGGAAAAGCGGTTCTGGCACACAACATTTGAGGAGGAACATATGAAAAGTATTGGTAACGCGCTTGCACTGACTGCGACTTTGGCATTCATCGCCTATATGGTGCGCATCACAGGAAGCGGTATTTGGGCATGGATGGTTTTTCCGTGCTTTATGTTCGCAATTCTGGGCTTGAGCAACTGAAAGGAGGAAACAATGGAAAATAACTGCTGCAAAAGCTGCAATACTGTGTACAAACAGGTTGCTGTTATGCTGGATGACGGCGCATACATGCCGGAATACGCACATTTTGGCTGGGATGCAGGTGCAGACCTGAAAAGCCCTGTTGATGTGATGATTCCGGCGAACGGGAGCGCTGCAATTGATACCGGCGTGCACATTGACATTCCGCAGGGCTATGCGGGGTTCCTGAAAAGCAAATCCGGCCTGAATGTTAAGCATGATCTGACAAGCGAAGGCGTGATCGATGCAGGATATACCGGGAGCATCTGCGTAAAGCTCTATAATCACGGAAAAACGGATTATAAAGTCCATTCCGGGGATAAAATTTCCCAAATCGTGTTTATCAAGGTGGAAACTTTCGACTTTTACCCGTGCAGCAAGATGCCGGAGCGGGAACGCGGCAACGCAGGATTTGGTAGCACCGGCAAATAAAAAACTTGCATATTAGCGCATAATATGCTATAATATCAATAAGAAATAGCGTGCCAAGTGCTTAATTGCCAAGTGCCAGCTGAACCTTCAAGTTCAGCTGGCACTTTTGCTATATGGAGGGCACATGAAACTATACTGCGCAGACTGCATGGACATCTTGAAGGGGATACCAGAAGGCAGTATAGACATGATTTTATGCGACCTGCCCTATGGTACAACGCGGAATAAATGGGATGTCATCATCCCGCTGGAGCCGCTATGGGAGCAATACAGGCGCATAATCAAAAGCAATGGCGTTATAGCGCTGCACAGCGATATGCCATTTACAGCGGCCCTTGTAAGCGCTGGGAAAGACTTGTACCGGTATGAGCTGATATGGGTAAAGGAAAACGGCAGCGACTTTCTGAACGCAAACCGCAAGCCCCTGAAAGCGCATGAAAGCATCCAGATATTCTTTGACATTCTCCCCACAGCTAAAGCAGGGGTTTTACGGCGCAATATGATAAAACGTCCATAAGCCGGATAAAGGAGGCACAGGACAATGGGAAGCAGTCCAACCAAAAGAAACAGCCCGATCATGATTGATAATGACCCTGATAATGTGCCGGAAGGGAATCAAAGGCGCATTGAATTTTTGCTTGTGATATCCCAGCTTCCCAAAATAAGCACAAACGACCTGCCAGCCCTCAGAAAACGCTTTTATGACTATATTAATTTATGTGTCAAGTATAACATGAAAGTGGGCAACATGGCGGCGTATGCTGCTATGGGAGTAGATAAAAACACTGTAAACGACTGGGAAAGCGGGAGACGGCGCAGCTCGCAAAAGGAATACCAGGAATTCGCGCGAGAAATAAAGCGTGTATGCGGCATGTACCGGGAAATGCTGATGCAGGACGGTGCAATCAACCCGGTAACAGGGCTATTCTGGCAGAAAAACTACGATGGACTGCAAGACCAGCAAGAAATCATTACCGCAACAAAAGACCCGTTAGGCGAAAACATGACCCGAAAAGAAATAGAAGACAGGTTCAGTGCCGACTTTGTAGAGATAGACGACTTTAAGGAAGTCAAAGAGCCGGAGCAACTGATAGAACCGGTTCAAACAAAGCCACGCAGGGAAAAGAAACAAGCAAAAGAAACTCAATAAACGAAAACAGAGCATCTAGCAGCATATAAACAAACTGCCGGGTGCTCTTTTATTATGCCTATAACCACGCAAAGAAGCGCGCTATCCGCTTAAATGCCATAGTAAAGCCTAAAATCAGCGCGGAAATGCCTAGTAAAGGCAAGAGCAAACCCAGAAAAGCGGGGAAACCAAAGGCAAAGGGGAGAAAATAAGGCGGGATAAACGAAGCGGCAAGCGGTCATCATTAAAAAGCATCCTTCAACGTGAAACAAATCTTCATGCGAAATGGTCAAAAACACGGGGATTATACCGAAAGGATGCAACAAAAGTACATAATAGGAGAAAATCACCCGACTTCCAGACCAATTCGACTTAGAACCTGTTCGACTTTATCAGCCGCAAACCCCTGAACCCTGTCCGACTTTGGCTGGAATGCCCTTACTTGCAACAATACTGCATGCGGAATGGGCAAAAATACGGGGTATATACCAGAATCGTGAAACAAAAGTACATAATGCAAACCCGATTCGACTTTGCCAGAGATTTTTTCGCGCAAAATCATTCGACTTTTCGGCAGGGGATACCCCTTCGACTTTGGGAGCGTTTCGACTTTGATTCGACTTTCAAACCCGTTCGACTTTGGCAGCAGGATGCAGACTGGCGCACCCTGTCCGCAGCGTCTTCCGGCCCGGCGGATATGCTCACCAGGGCGGCCCAAGCTGGGCAAAATGCGCCTTTTGAGTGCATACTTCGCTAAATAATGATTTAGCGAACATCAAACTGACGTTACACCGTACATTAAATTTTGAAAGCATCCAAAAAGCACAAAAGTACATAAAAAAAGCGCCGCCGGGGATGCCGGAAGCGCTGAAATTCATTCGACTTTCAAACCGATTCGACTTTCGTTCGACTTTGCCCGCCGGGTTCCAGATGGGGCATGCAGTTCCCGGCGGGTGATCTGGCGGGGCGTTACTTGCTTGCATCGCGCTCCCGCCGCTCTTGGCATGCCTGCAAGATATAGGCTTGCAAGCTCTGCCCGGCGGCTGCTGCATCCGCGCGGATCTGTGCGCCCTCCGGCTTATCGGGACGTATCATTATATTATCACGCGCCTTATTATATTTAACGCTGGCCCGCGTGTGGGCCTCTGTAACTGCCATGCGATCACCTCCATACTCTCATTATACCATAATATGATATAACCGTAAACGTACAAATACAACCACAAAAACACCGTTAACGTTGTGCAAAATGTCAATAGACAATAACCGTTAACGGTGATATGATATAGACATCAAAAGAAAACAGCCCACAGGGCAGGAGGTAACAAAGATGAAAAGTTACAATGAGATTTTGGCGGCGTTAGAAGCGCGGAAAGACCGCAGCGCATGGAATAAAGGCGTTACTGCGTATGCAATTGATCTACTCGACCAATACCAGGAGCGGGCACAGTATGAGGGCCGGGAAGCGGCCAGCCACAAGGAGCTCGAAGAATGGGCACTGAACGGCGCGAGCTCTTGGAGCGAGTACAGTTGGGGCGGCTCGGCGCTGATCTATAACGGCGACATCGCAAAGCGGCTTTGCAATCCGACCGAGCTCAAGCGCACGAACAACGGCGAGCGCCGCCCCAACAGCCGGGAAGAGTGGCTTGACGTACAGGCAAGAGCACTTACACAAGCTGCAAAACGGCTGATCCGCGCCGCGTGCTGATAGCGGCCAGACCCCATGACGGAACAACCCACAAAACAGGAGGCAACAAAAAAATGAAAATCACAGACGGCAAGCGCACGGTAGAGATCAACATCATGACCTGGAACGGCACCGGGTACGGCCCGGACTGGGCGGAAGAATATTTCAACGCGGGCGCGCTCCCGTACGATGAGGAGAAGGAGGCGTACACGGTGCAAGATGTACAGTATTGCATCGACATGGCGGAGGATACCGGAGGAGAGGGAGCGCGGTGCAAGTGTAACGATGATAGCGAGCTTGTGCCAGATGATGATACAGAGGTGCTTGTAAATGAGCTATAACCCGCAAGGCCGACGGCATCCGCCGCCGCTGGTGCAAGCCCAGCGCCCCGCGTAACGGGGCGGCGCTCATGGGTAACAACACAACACGAGCCCCGGCAAAGATCCAGCCAACGCGCACCCATCGCCAACAATGGCCGCCAGCCCGCCGGGGCGCTGGCATAAGTCCAACGGGAGCCGGTGCACCTCCCCGCAAAACAGATTGCACCCGCCGCCGGTCGTTCCGGCCAGGTTCGCCGCGTTCTGATCCTGCGCCCTGGGCGCAAAAAGTGAAACCCGCCAGCCCCACGAGAGAGGGCAGGAAAACAACACGAAGGAGCGTATAAAAAATGAAAACACCGTATTTTGAAGGTACTGGCGATTTAACGTTGCTGCCATGCCCATTTTGCGGAAGTACGAATGTTGTTTATGAACGGTACGAACATGCAGCCGGTAGCCGCTGGCGTGTGTTCTGCTGTGGCTGCTGCGCTACCATTGACCCCGGATATGCACAACAGAGATGTGATGTTGCTGTGCTTTGGAACCACCGGGCGGAGCAGTAAGCCCCGCAGCGGGGCCGCGGGCTGATTATTTGCCCGGAGCTATTGCAATAGCGCGGGCTAGGGTGTAAAATATAGTTGCAGGAGGTGTTTTATATGCTGGTTGTATTGTTCTTGTTAGCTTCTCCGTTTATCATTATTTTTGGTGTGATGCGCCATTTTTAAGCAATATATAGCGGAGCGCCTGGGCCGTATGGTCTGGGCGCTTTTTTATTGTCTTCGGGCAAGGTGCTCCGTTCTGCCCGGCATTTTTTGTACATGATCGGCTGTGGTATACCGGAGGGGGATTTTAGCAGGTCGAAGGGCGCGGGGTTAGTCCCTCCAATCCCGAAAAAATAAAAAAGTCCCATAAAAGTTTGCGTTCCCATACTTTTTGCGCTAAAATTGCAGGCGGGAATAGAACTGAAACGAATAGAATAATATTCCCGCCTGCCGTTTTTGGCGCCGACACACCAAAGGCGGCTTTTTTGTTTGGATTCTTCCTGAATTTTTCAAAAAACAAAAAAGGCCGAAAATCAACGATAAACAGTTTGTCTGCAACGGGAAACAATGCTATAATAATAAAAATAGTGCCAAGTGCCTTGTGCCAAGTGCCTTTTCTCAAATTTGAGGGAGGGCGCTTTTTTATTTTGAAAATTTCTGAAATTGCAAAAGAGAGCACAATGCGAGCCAAGACAGCGGACGGAGCAGTTTATGCGTTTGCTGCGATCCGGGAACTGGAAAAAGAAAACTTCAAGCAGGCGCACAAGCTGAGTGTGGATTTGCATAATAAGCTGGGTACGCTGCCGCGCTGCAATGACCTGATTGAGCTGAACCGGAATCTGCTGCTGTTCAATGCGCCGTATAACTTTGATTCCTTTTGCCAGTACATTGAACTTGACCGTGACCCCAAAAGCCGGTTTTATATGCCGCGCCGAAAGCAGCTGATTCGGATGGTAAACACCCTGCAAAAACTGGAAGACGGGGAACTGGACATTGCAGGAATCATGATGCCGCCCGGAACCGGGAAAAGTACCACTGCTATTTTTTATCTGACATGGCTTGCCGGACGGAACCCCGACATGCCGATTTTAGGCGGCAGCCACAGCAACGCATTTCTGCGCGGCGTGTATGATGAATGCCTGCGAATTATGGCAAAAGGCGGGGAATATTTGTGGCGAGACGTGTTCCCCGGCGTGTGCATTGCTAGAACGAATGCGCAGGACATGATGATAGACATGTACAAGCCAAAGCGCTTTGCCACACTGGAATTTTCTTCTATCGGCAGCGGCAATGCGGGCAAGGTGCGTGCGCAAAAGCTGTTATACTGCGATGACCTTGTAAGCGGCATTGAGGAAGCCATGAGCCGGGAACGCATGGATAAGCTGTGGCAGCTATACACAACGGATTTGCGGCAGCGCAAAATTGGTGAATGCCGGGAACTGCACATTGCCACACCCTGGAGTTTGCATGACCCGATGGACAGGCTGGAACGTAACAACGAAAACAACCCCAGGGCTGAATTTTTGCACATGCCTGCCCTGAACGAGGAAGAAAAAAGCAATTTTGATTATGCCAACGGGGTAGGGTTCAGCACCAAGTTCTATATTGACATGCGGGAATCAATGGATGATGCCAGCTGGCGCGCATTGTTTATGACAAGCCCGATTGAACGGGAAGGTCAGCTGTACCCAGAAGATCAGCTGCGCAGATACTTTGAGTTGCCGGATAAAGCGCCGGAAGCCATTATTGCAGTATGCGATACCAAAGAAAAAGGTTCTGACTATGCGGTTCTGCCCGTTGCATACAAATACGGGGATGATTTTTACATTGAGGAATGTGTTTGCGATAACGGCGCACCGGACGTGGTGGAAACGCGGCTCTGGATGGTTCTTGTGAAACACAAGGTTCAGCTGGCCCAGTTTGAAAGCAACAGCGCAGGCGGCAAAGTGGCAGAAAAATGCCAGCAGGAAGTAAAGGCACACGGTGGAATAACCAGGATTGTGACCAGGTACACCACCGCAAACAAGGAAACCAAAATTATTGTAAATTCCCCCTGGGTGATGGAACACTGCCTGTTCAAAGATAATTCCGTTATCAAGAATAACAAGGAATACAGGCGTGTTTTGTCGTTTTTAACAGGGTACACAATGGCAGGGAAAAACAGACATGATGACGTGCCGGACGCATTTGCCATGCTTGCACAATACGCTCAAGGCCTAAATGCGGGCAAAGTTGAAATTGGGACAAGAATTTGGTAAAAAAACAACGTTAATGTGCTTGAAAAATGTGAATTTTATAGTATAATAGTAAATGGAAAGGCTTTATAGTTTAGCTCTTTTCTTATGAACATTTTGTTCATACCTCCTAGGGTACGGAACCAGCGTCCTGCATATGCGCCGCCCTAAATATGGTTCTCCCGCTGGCTGAAATGCCAGCTATTGTGTCGCTATAGTTTAATGGCAAAACTCCTGGCTCATAACCGGGTGCTTGCAGGTTCAACCCCTGCTGGCGGCACCAGAGTGCGCTCTGCGGCGCACAACCGGCACTATGTGGGCCGTTATCAGCCACATAGAGCCTGACAGGGCTTACCTTGTCCGCTGCGCCTGCCAGGATGTCAAGCGCTTGGCAGGCGATATATACCGTATAGCCATATAAGGGCGCTGCGTTCCGAAGCAACGGCGCGGCGGAGGGTGCAAGGCCACCATACGGAACCAGACGCAAGGCAGCACCTTGCTGTGTGGGCGGTGCGGCTTCCCCCACAAACGATGACAAAGCCTGTGAAAAGCAGGAACCGCACATGCTGTTATAGCTCAATGGTAGAGCAGCCGCCTTGTAAGCGGCAGGCTACTGGTTCAAGTCCAGCTGGCAGCTCCAAGGCCGATGATACAGGTAAAAGATTCAGCCCAGAGCTGAAGTTCCCTGTTAGACAATCCCTGCACACCTCTCTTTGATGTGTCCCATGCAGGGCTTTTGATGATATGTTCCTGGCATTTACGCCGGTAAGTTGCGGTTTAGTTTTGAGTTTCGCGCAAGTTGGAAAAATTCAGCTGTGAAACGTGCAATTTTAACTTGACGGCAATTTGCTTATACGCAGTCATAGCTTAATAACGTTGGAAAAGCAGCGCCTGTGGGTGCTGTTGCGGGTTCGAGACCTGCTGACTGCTATTGTTGGGTCGCTCCCATGTGCAGTACCAACAGATCGCGGCAAGCCTCTGGTGCACATGTTATTAAAAAAAGTGTATCTCATTTTTAATTGATGCCGATTTGGACACAGTTAATTAAAATGAGCTTTACTTTTGACCAACAGAAAGTGCAACACGCGCAACTGCCGCGCCTTTATATGCCACGTAGCACCTGGGGCGTGCACCGTTAGTGGATGGGGTCGGTTCGAATCCGACAGTGGCGAAGGCTGGGTCGCTCCCACCGGTGAAAGCCCGGCGCAGGCAAAACGCGATAGATAACCTGAACGCTGTAAGCAAAGCGGCAAGCCGATCATGAGCGCGGCGCGGCGGCAGACCGCAACGGGACTTCGAGAGCCTGAAAATACATGCCCGCACAGTGAAGTGCGAAAACAAACTTCAACCGCGGATAGGGGCGCGGGTATAAATACCGCCGAAAACCGCGGGACTGCGCGGTATACGAAAAGACAGCCCGCCAGCCCTGTGCGGACAATACAGGGAATCAAAAAACGTTGCGGATTTGCTCCCCGCAACGGGTGAGCCCGGCATAGCATAAACCGGGAGGGCGGGAACGGGGTTGTTTTTGAAAGAAGGGATAAATTGCGAGTAAGTGTTTGCTGCCCGTGCTGCGGTGCGGCAGGAATCAAGCGGAAGCTGATGGAAGTTGATACAGCAGCAAAGGGAACGATTTATCCCTATTGCAAAGCGTGCAAGCGGAACATTGAAATCCATTTGCCGCTGAAAAAATAAAGTGCCAAGTGCCCTGTGCCAAGTGCCAGCTGAACCTTAATTGGTTTGGCTGGCACTTTTTGTTTTTGTGCAAAGGAGAACAGCTTGGAAAGATACCTTGTTGACATCCTGCCGGATGAGGGTTTGCACGGCAGACGGGTCATTACCACAAACGAGCAGAAAATTACAGCGGATAACGTTGTAAAGGTGCTGAATACTGCCCTTGCCACCCACGACAGGAACCGGGGGGAAATCCAGTATTTGTGGGATGTTTACCGGGGCAAGCAGGATATCCGAAAAAAAGAAAAAATCGTCCGTGAGGAAATCAACAACAAAATCACGGTGAACATCGCAAATGAGATTGTGACGTTCAAAACAGCATTTCTACTTTCTGGCCCTGTGCAGTATATCGGTGCAAAAGGCAGCAAGACGGACAACAACAAACTGGTTGATTTGAACCGCTGGATGTCAGATGAGGACAAACAGAGCAAGGACAAAGAAATCGTTGACTGGATGCACATTGCGGGGCTTGGCGTGCGGATGGTTCTGTCTGACCTCGGCACGGAACAGTCGGGAAGCCCTGCCTGCATTTATACCCTTGACCCGCGTGAAGCGTTCGTCATCTACTACAGCGGCTATACCAAAAAGCCAATGGCAGGTGTGTTGACACAGTACGATGAAAATGATGCAAAGTATTACGGTGTTTACACTGACAGCGAATATTTTGAAATCAAAAGCGGGAAAATCACCCGGCAGGCTGGGCATTTGTACGGCGGTGTGCCGATTGTGGAATACCCCAACAACAGTGCCAGAATGGGCGCGTTTGAAGTAGTGTTGCCGCTTCTGAATGGTATTAACACGCTGGAAAGCAACCGCGTGGATAACGTGCAGGATTTTGTAAATGCGTATGACGTATTCCAGAACGTTGATTTGGAAGACGGCCAGTACAGCCAGCTTGCCAGCGGCGGTAAGTTTATCAAAATCAAAGATTCTCAGCAGGGGATGCCTGCAAAAATTTATCGCATCAGCAGCGAGATGAACAGTTCTACTGTGCAGAGCGCTGTGGATGATTTGCATGATAAGATTTTGACCATCTGTGGCATGCCGAACCGCAACGGCGGTTCTTCCACCAGCGATACCGGGCAGGCAACCATTATGCGCGATGGCTGGAAAGACGCAGAAAGCCGCGCCCAGGACAGTGAAGACATGTTCCGGCGCAGTGAACGGCAGTTCTTGCGTGTGTTCCTGACCATTTGCAACACAACAAATAATCTTGGCCTGAATGTAGGGGATGTGTACGCACAGTTTACCCGCAATAACCTGACTGACATCCAGAGCAAGATGCAGGTATTTATTCAGGGCCTGGGCTGTGAAAAGATCGCGCCGGAAACGGTGTACCGCGAACTTGGCCCGTTCCGTGACAATGAAATGGCTTTGCAGGAGGGCATGAAATATTACGAGGAAAAACAGGCAGAGCTTGAAAAAAGCCTGAATGAGGAGCTTGACAATGGACTGGAAACCAACGGACAGCGCAATCAGGCTGCTGAACCGCAGGGCGATACGCAGGTTTGAAAAAGCATCTCGGCAGATAACGCAGTTTGATGAATTGAACGTTATGCCCGCCTGCAAGCAGCTATACCAGGATATTGCCAAAGACAATCAGGAAGTCTTTTTAGAACTGGCAAAAAAATGCTACCAGGATGCCGAAGTTCACGGCAAAGAAAAACCCGACATGGCATGGCTGCTTGCCTTGCTTGCCGGATACAGCGCCGTTACCGGCTATGTGTACGAACACGAGATTGACCGAAAGCGGGCATACCTGGAAGAGGGGCTTTTGAGCCGGACAAACCATAAGAACGAATTCCGGCGTGCATTGCGGTATTGGAGCGATATGACGTACCAATACGCCGATGACGTGACCGATTCTGCAAGAATCAAGGCATTTACAGATGCCGGAGTAGAACAGGTGCAGTGGCACACTGCCGGGGATGAAAAAGTGTGCCAGGTTTGCCGGGAACGCAACGGAGAGATTTACCCGATTGATAATATCCCCGATAAACCCCACAGAAAATGCAGGTGTTGGCTGACACCTGTTTGATCGTCAGAGAAGACGCTAAAACGCAAAGGTCAGAGAAGACGCTAAAACGCACAAATACGGGCGAGAGAACGCCGACAAAATAACGCGGAGGCACCAATGAAATTTGACACCAGCACCATTGACGGCTTTGAAAACATGAGCGATGCAGACAAGGTGACAGCGCTGCTTGGCGTTGACCTGCCTGACCCGGTGGATACAAAGAACCTTGTAAAAAAAGAAGATTTTGACAAGGTGATGAGCGAAGCCAGCAGTTACAAAAAGCAGTTGAAAGAAAAAATGACTGCCGAAGAAACCGCTGCTGCAGAAGCCAAAGCCGCGCAGGAAAAGTTGCAGAACGATTATAACGCACTGCTGAAAGAAAACACCATTTCTAAAAACGTTGCCAAGTATATTGCGCTTGGCTACGATGAAAAACTTGCCAAAAGTACGGCAGAAGCCCTTTTTGATGGCGACATGGAAACGGTGTTTGCCAATGCTGCAAAGGCCAATCAGGTGCTTGCAGACAAGCTGAAAGCAGACCTTATGCGCAACAGCCCCAGACCCAGCGGCGCTGGTACAAGCACCGAAGAAGAAAGCGAATACATGGCATTTGCCAAGCGCAGCGGCAAGGCAAAAGCACAGGCCAATGAGGCGGCCGCAAAAGTCATGGATTATTACAAGTAAGGAGTGAAAGCATGAAATTCAAGAAAACGGATGTTGCCGGTGCAGTTGAGATTCTGGCCAGCAATGATTTTACCGCAATCCCGTTTACCACAACCACCGCAAAAAAAGCTGGTGAAAAACTGACAGTTGACAGCCGCGTTGGCGTTGTGCTGTATGACGTTGACCCGGATGAAAACCCCAACGGCAGCCTGCTGGTTGCGGGCGTGATTGATGCAGTAAAGGCAAAGGCACACAGCGGTACCGACCTTGCTGCAGAATCTGACCTGCCGGATACCATTATCCTGCGCACCAATACCGGCGTGAACGCATAACGGAGATGAAAACATGAACATTACTGAACTTTTTACACCTGAAATCATTGCGGCAAACTATACCGAAGCTGCTTCCAACGCAATCCCGTACCTGGGCAGCGGTTTGTTCCCCTCTGTAAAGCGTGCTGGCCTTGACCTGGCATGGGTTAAGGGCCACAAGGGCCTGCCTGTTTCCCTGAAACCCTCTGCTTTTGATGCAAAGGCCACTTTCCGTGACCGCATCGGCGTGAGCAAGCTGGAAACCGAGATGCCGTTTTTCCGCGAGGGCTACAAGATCAAGGAAAAAGACCGCCAGGAGATTCTGCGTGCCCAGAGCAGCAATGACCCCTATGCGGCGGATGTCATCAACCGCATTTACGATGACCAGCAGGATTTGATTGCCGGTGCTGACGTTGTGCCGGAACGCATGCGCATGCAGCTGCTGTTCCCGGAGGACGGCGCAATGGGTATTACCATCAAAGCCAATGGCGTGAACTACACCTACAACTATGACCCTGACAGCAAGTGGAAGGGCACCAATTACACCGCCCTGACCACCACTGACCTGTGGACTGCCACTTCCACCGCAGACCCGTTCAAGCATATTCAGACCATCAAGGACAAGATGGCAAACAATTACGGTGTGACCCTGGCTTACATGGTGATGAACACCACCACGTTCAACCTTATGAAAGCCACTGATGCCGTAAAGAATCGCTGGCTGACCGTAACTGGCCGCAGTATGGGATACCTGACCAACGATGAAGCCAAAAATGTGATCGCATCCACTACCGGCCTTCAGATCGTGATTTACGACAAGCTGTATGCCGATGAGAGCGGTGCAAGCCACAAATTTGTTCCGGACGGATATGTGAGCTTTATCCCGGAGGGCGCACTGGGCAAGACCGCTTACGGCACTACCCCGGAGGAAGCCGACCTGGCAGGTTCCGGCAAGGCAGATGTTGCCATTGTGAACACCGGCGTTGCCATTACGGTTGAAACCACCGTGAATCCGGTCAACGTAAACACCTACGCTTCCGAGATCGTGTTGCCCAGCTTTGAGCGGATGGACGAAGTTGCCGTTATGAAGGTGACTGCATGACCTGGCTGATTCCCGATTATGCAGTGTTTTACGGTGGTGAGCTTTGCGTGACCGGGAAAAAGGTGAAGATTGCCGACCAGGACAGTGCCGAAATGGCAAAATACGGGAAAGTAATAACCGAAAAGGCGGAAACACCCCCTGCGGTAGAACACCGGCGGGGCAGAAAGCCGAAAGTTTGATGAACGGCGGGTGACAATATGACAAGTTTTGAACGATTGCAAAAGCGTACAGGCGATGATGATTTAGAACTGCTGTCAGGTCTGCTTGACAGCGCGGAATCTGTCATACTGGCCCGTCGTTTTCCTTTTGGCGGCGGTGAGCTGGAAGAGCGATACCGCGATTTGCAGTTCCGCATTGCTCTGGCAATGTACAACAAACTTGGCGCGGAATACGAAACCAGCCACAGCGAAAGCGGAATCAGCCGCACATGGGGCAGTGAAGATGTGCCGCAGCAGTTGTTGGAAGAAATTGTTCCGATTGGAAAGGTTGGCAGCTGATGCGCGACCTGAAAGCCAATCAAAAGACGATATGGTATCAGAACAGCAGCGGATTTGCCGCCGTGAAAGATGAGTACGGCAACCGCACCGGCGAGGAACAGCCCATCATGGAACAGGCTGAACAGCTGAAAATCAGCGTGAGCGGCGCTGTTGGCGCAATGGAAGCTGCCGCTTTTGGCGGGTTTACAGATTACAGCCGGACAGCCTGCACGGCAAACACAAACTGCCCTTTGCGGGAAGGAACGCTTATCTGGATTAACCGGGATTCTGACGAAAGCCCGAATTACGTTGTGACAAAAAAGGCAGATACCATAAACGGCGTATTGTATGCGCTGAAAGAAATCGTGCCATGAAAATCAAGCTGGCGTTAAGCGAAAAAGGCATAGAGCAGGCAATAAAGGAATACGAGAACTGGCAAAAAAAGCTGGAAACCCGCATTGAACAGTTTGTAAAAAGACTGTCAGAAATGGGGGCAGAAGTTGCCAAGATACGGTTTACTGCCGCCGTTTATGATGGTGACATGAGCGATATTGCGGTTCAAGTAGAACAGCACGGCAAGAAAGCCACGATTTACGCCACCGGGCAGGCCGTTGGCTTTATTGAGTTTGGCACAGGCGTTGCATTTGCAGAGCATCCAAGCGGGCTGTATGCGCATGGAACATACGGCGATGGGAAAGGTTCAAACCCGAATGGGTGGGTTTATGATGGCGTTCCCGGACCAACGGCACAGCCTGTGTATAACCGCAAGGGCGAGCAAAAGCCCGGCGTTTGGCGGACAAAGGGCAACCCGCCAGCATGTGCCATGTGGGAGAGCGCGGCCCAGATGGCTGCAAGTATAAAAACCGTGTGGGAGGAGGTAATGCGTTGACAGAGGATTTTCAGCCGCAGATTTTTGAATTCTTTGCGCAAAAGCTGGAAGCAGAATTCCCCGGCGTTAAATTAAGCAGCGTAATTACCGACCAGCCACCCAGTTTCCCGTGCGTTCAAATCGAACAAGATGATTTGCCGACAGACCATGACAACAGCGGCAGAATCAGATTTGTGAATGTGCGAATCCGCGTGCGCGTTTACACAACGGGGAACACAAAAACAAGCCAGGCCCGGAAAATACAAATGTGCATTGACGAGATAGCCAACAGTTTGAATTTTACTCGGCAAAGTTACATTACAAGCGGATACCTGTATCAAAACAGTGCGTACCGGACGGAAACAACGTACCGTGCGCGAATGACCGAAGACGGGGTTTTGACCCGGACATGATAAGGAGTTAAAAACATGGCAAATGAACATGTAGCTATCAGTACCCAAGGCGTACAGCTGCTTCGCGGTGATTCCAAAACTACCCTGAAAGAGCTGTGCTGGATTCAGGAATATCCTGACCTGATCGAAGACCCGGACACCATTGACGTTACCACACTGATGCACACCATGCAGGCTAACATCCCTGCGCTGCCGAAATCCTCTGCGCGTGCCTTTCCGGCGTTTGTTGACACCGATGCGGGCAACCTGAAAGCAGTACAGGATACGGCGAATACACCGGCCTATTATGCGGTGCGTAGCCGTAATGGCTGGGGCTGGGTATGGCATGGTCAGCATAGTGTTTCTGTGCCCGGAAAAGGCGTTGATGATGCAATTCAGTTCAATATCGTCATTACCAACGATTCTGACCTTGAATTCACCGAAAGCATTACTGTTGCTACTTCTTGAGGAGGAAAACGCAAATGGACGCTATCAAACTGACTTTTGAAGGAAAAAGCTACGAGCTTACCTATACCCGCGAGACTGTCAAGCAGATGGAGAACACCGGCTTTGACATCCAGATGTTGGCACATCAGCCCACCGTTCAGGGCGATAAGATGTTTGCCGGAGCTTTTCTGGCAAAGTGCAAGGGCATCAAGCGCAAGGTGATTGACGACATCTGGAACCATATGGACATTGAAAGCAAGAATAATGTTCTTGCCGCACTGGCCGATATTTACGGCGATGCAATGAACAGCCTTGCAGATGATGGAAAAAAGGTGACTTGGGAGATTGCTTGACCGACGATCTCCCCGAAGGTCAAAAAACATGGGGCCAGGTTTTTGAAGAACTAGCCCCTTATTATTTATCAATCGGCATGAGCGCTGACGAGTATTGGAATGGTTATCCAAGACTTGCCAGAGAATACCGTGAAGCGCATAAAAAACAGCTTGAGGAATGGAATTATAAGGCGTGGATACAGGGCAGGTATATTGCCGATGCCATATCCGCCACGATCGGAAATGCGTTTATCCCGAAAGGGCGCAGCTCAAAAATAAAAAAATAATTGCAAAAAAGTCTGTGCTAACCCTGCACAAATCCCGCACCAAAAACGCACCAAAATCCCGATAAAACGGATTGCAAAAAGTGTATGCACCATGAATGCACCATGAATAATATACATTTTTGAACGTTTTTGAACGTTTTTGAACAAACAAAAAACCGCTAAGCATCGCTGCTTAACGGCTTTTTGCTGTCTTATCGACAATATTCATTTTGGAGCGGGATACGAGTCTCGAACTCGCCACCTACTGCTTGGGAAGCAGTCACTCTACCGGATGAGCTAATCCCGCATCGGTAGCTTTTATTATACTTCCCAAGTTCCGGTTTGTCAAGCCCCGGTCGAAGGTATCAGCCGTCAACGGATTCAATCGCGCCAACGGGGCAGGTCTGCATGGCATCGGTGGCGGCGGCTTCATCGGGGCCGGTTACATCGGCAGGGGCAGCGGCTGCGGTGCCGCCGTCCGTCATGGTAAAAACTTCGGGGCAGGTGCTCACGCACAAACCGCAGCCGATGCAGTCGGCATTTACATGGAACTTCAT